CCACAGCATTCGTGAATGACGCAGGACCTCTGTGGGAGCGAGCCTGCTCGCGAAGACGTCGGCACATCCAACATCTATCTCGACTGACCCACCGCTTTCGCGGGCAAGCCCGCTCCCACCCTGGATTGTTGGCGACCACGCCCGCTCCCACAGGGCTTCTGACTTCACTTGCCTATCCCCGGAGCATCCTCCATGAAGACCACGCCGATCCTCACGCAGTTGCGTGAGCAATGCCCGACGCTTGCCAATCGGGTGGCAGCCGGTTTTGACCTGGCCACCCTACAAGCCGAAACCCCGTTACAAACCCCTTGCGCCTATGTCCTCCCGGCAGCCGACCTGGTGGGCAGGAATGCTGCGCAGAACGTCACGCTGCAAACGGTACGCGACCGTTTCGACACGGTGCTGGTGCTCGACACCACCGACCCGACCAAAGCGCTGGATCTACTGCATGACCTGCGCTCCGAGTTGTGGCGGGCGTTGGTGGGGTTCAAGCCCGGTGCCTCTTATACCGGCATCGAATACGACGGCAGCGAACCGGTCTCGGTCTACAGCGGCCGCGCGTTGTTCCGGCTGCGTTTTTTCGCTGAGTGCCAGCTGGGCCGCAATCTGGCAAGCCAGCCTGCCGAAAGCTGGCACGAACGTGAACTGGACGGCTTGTCGTCCTTTACCGGGGCCACTGTGCGGGTCGATGCCATCGACCCGGCGGACCCCAACCTCAAACGTCCTGGCCCCGACGGGCGCCTGGAACTGACTTTCTCTGGAGACGTAACCCCATGAGCAAACGCATCACCGTACTGCCGGCCCCGGGCCGTGTGGTACCGGACCCGGAAGCGGGCGACCTGTTGCCCCTCGAAGGCCGTGACGTGCCGGACAACGCCTGGTGGCGTCGACGTCTGGCCGATGGCGACATCACTACCAAAGCCGTGAAAGCGGCCAAACCACAGGGAGCCCAATAATGGCGATCGGATTCAGCAATATCCCCGCGGACATTCGTGTTCCGTTGTTCTACGCCGAGATGGACAACTCGGCCGCCAATAGCGCGTCGTCAGCCATGCGCCGGTTGATCGTGGCCCAGGTCAACGACAACATTGCCCCGGCGGAAGTCGGCAAGCTGGTGCTGGTCTCTAGCGTCGCCCTGGCCAAAAGCATCGGCGGGCAGGGCTCGATGCTCGCCTCGATGTACGAGACCTGGCGCAAGACCGATCCGCTCGGTGAAATCTGGTGCCTGCCGCTGCACAACGTCGAAGGCGCCATCGCCAAGGGCATGTTGACCCTCACCGGCACCGCCACCGAAAGCGGCGTGCTCAACCTGTACATCGGCGGTGTACGCGTCCAGGCGGCCGTCGTCAACGGTGCCACCGCAGCCCAGGCCGCCACGGCGCTGGCCTTGAAAGTCAACGCGACAGCCGACCTGCCAGTGACCGCTGCAGCCGTCGACGGTGTCGTGACCCTCAGCGCCAAATGGACCGGCGACAGTGGTAACGACATCAGCCTGCAGTTCAATCGCCTGGGCAAGAGTAATGGCGAAGACACTCCAGCGGGCCTGATCACGGCCATCACGTCCATGACCGGTGGCGCTGGCGTGCCGGACCAGACCGCCGCCGTCGCGGCCCTGGGTGACGAGCCGTTCGAATTCATCGCCATGCCGTGGTCCGACCTGTCGAGCCTGAACACCCGGCAAGCGGTCATGGACGACAGCACCGGCCGCTGGTCCTGGGCCAAGCAGTTGTTCGGCCATGTCTACAGCGCCAAGCGCGGCACCATCGGCGCGCTGGTGGCGGCCGGCCAGGCGCGCAACGACCAGCACATGACTATCCAGGCCTTGGAACCTGGCGTGCCGCAACCGTCGTGGGTCCAGGCCGCTGCGCTGGCTGCTCGCACTGCCGTGTTCATCTCGGCCGACGCCAGCCGTCCGACCCAGAGCGGCAGCCTGCCGGGCCTGGATCCGGCGCCGGCCAGCGAACGCTTCACGTTGACCGAGCGCCAGTCGTTGCTCAACTACGGTATCGCGACCACCTATTACGAAGGCGGCTACGTACGCATTCAGCGTTCCATCACCACATATCAGAAAAATACCTTTGGCCAAGCTGACAATTCCTACCTGGACAGCGAAACCATGCACCAGTCGGCGTTCATCGTGCGACGTCTGCAAGGCGTGATCACCAGCAAGTACGGCCGCCACAAACTGGCCTCCGACGGCACCCGTTTCGGCGCCGGTCAGCCGATTGTGACCCCAAGCACGATTCGCGGCGAGCTGATCGCCCAGTACGCCAAGCTCGAGCTGGAAGGTCATGTGGAAAACGCCGAGCTGTTCGCCGAGCACCTGATCGTCGAGCGCGACAGCCAGGATCCGAGCCGGGTCAACGTGCTGTTCCCGCCGGATTACATCAACGGCCTGCGGGTGTTCGCGCTGCTCAACCAGTTCCGTCTGCAGTACGACGCTGCTGCCTGAGTGTTGTGTTTGGACACATGAATTCAGCCCACCCCCGCGTGGGCTTTCTATTTGAAGGAGAAACACCATGGGTCAACTGATTGCGGGCACCTGCTACGTCAAAGTGGACGGCGCTCAACTGACCATCAACGGGGGCTGCGAAGCGCCGCTGATGTTCACCAAACGTGAAACCGTCGTACCGGGTTTCTACAAGGAAACCGACATTGCTCCGTCTTTCAAGGTGACGGCGCTGCACACCGCGGACTTCCCGCTCAAGCAACTGGTGGCCGGCACTGACATGACCGTCACCTGCGAATTCAACAACGGCAAGGTCTATGTGCTGGCCGGCGCCTACCTGGTGGAAGAGCCGGTGTCCAAGGGCGACGACGCCACCATCGAGCTGAAGTTCGAAGGCATCAAGGGGACCTGGCAATGACCCATGTGGTGACGTTGCGCGTGGCCATCGAGGCCCACGGCGAACCGTTGAACGAACTGACCCTGCGCCGTCCGACGGTGCAGGAAGTCCGGGCGATCAGGGCGCTGCCGTACAAGATCGACAAGAGCGAGGAGGTGAGCCTGGACATGGACGTCGCGGCCAAATACATCGCAGTCTGCGCCGGCATCCCGCCGTCGTCGGTCAACCAGCTGGACCTGGCCGACCTCAACGCGCTGAGCTGGGCCGTCGCGAGTTTTTTCATGAGTGCGGCGTCGCAGCCATCGGCGACCTGATCGCCGCCGCCTATGACCTGGCCTGGTTCTGGAAGGTTGACCCCGAACAGATGATGGCCAGGCCACTGGATGTGCTCCGCGAATCCCTGGAGCACGCGCAACGGATCAATGCGATGCAGCAGGTGCAGTGATGGCAGACACACAAAAGGTAGAGAAAAGGGCGGTGCTGCTGACCGGCATCGACGAGCTGTCGCCCAAGCTCGCGGGCCTTCGGGCGAAGGTCCAGGGCTTCAAGCAGAACCTCGATGCAACCGGCCTCGGCAGCCTGGACATTTCCGGGCTGCTGCCGGACGGCGGTATCGCCAAGCCGTTCATGGAAGGGCTCAGGTCGGCGACTGCGCTCAAGAGCGAAGTCGCCGAGGTGAACGGGGTGACCAGTGCCCTGCAAGCCCCTGAAGCACCTCGGGTGGCGGCACAGAGCCTGGATGGATTGAAGACTTCCATCAGCAATGTGTCGGTGCAGTTCGGCTCGGCGCTAGGGCCGGCGGTCAGCGCGGTGGCGATCGGTTTGCAGCCGATGGTCAACGGCATGACCCAGGTGCTGCAGGACAACCCGCAACTGGTGCAAGGACTGGCCGCCGGTGCCGTGGCGTTCAGCGCGATGCAGACGGCGGTCAGCGGTGCGAGCCAGGCCCTCGAAGTGGTCAGCCTGGCCTTGAAGATGAACCCCATTGGCCTGATCGCCATGGGCATCGCCTTGGCGGCAGGGATGATCATTGCCTACTGGGAACCGATCTCGGCGTTCTTCGCCGGGCTCTGGCAGAGGCTTGCGCCCATCGTTATGCCGATGGCCGAGTTCTTCAAGACGATGTTCGCCTGGTCGCCCCTGGGCTTGATCGTAAGTAACTGGACGCCGCTGACCGGTTTGTTCTCGGCCATCTGGGATCTGCTCAGGGCCTTGACGGTGCCGGTGATGGACGCGCTCCAAGGGCTTTTCAACTGGACGCCGTTGGGCCTGATCATGGCCAACTGGGGCACCCTTGTGGACGTCTTCGCCGGGATCTGGGAAGGCCTGCACAATCAGGTGTCGATCATGTTGGCGGTGTTCGCCGGGCTGTTCGACTGGTCGCCCATCGACGGTCTCACCAAGCAGTGGGGGCCGGTAAGCGAGTGGTTCAGCCAGTGGTGGGATGAACTGCAGGGTGTGATCGCACCGATCAAGGCGTTCTTCAATGGCGGTTTTGGCGAGGTCATCACCACGTTCACTGGCAAGGTCCAAGGGCTGACCGAAGCGCAACAGAAGACCAACGCCGAAGGCAAAGGTGAACTGGCGCCGGCGCTGTTTGGTAGCGCCGGTGCGTTGCCGCAGACCTCCAGTGCGCTGGTGCAGCAAAGTGCCGCGAACAGCCGGACTCAGCTTGAAGGTGGCCTGACCGTACGCTTCGAAAACGCGCCGGCCGGTCTGCGCGCCGAGCCTGCACAGACCAATCAACCGGGACTGGCGGTAAGTTCGCGCATCGGCTATCGCTCGCTGTCCGCAGGAGGTTCCAATGAGTTGGAGTGATCGTTTGTTGCCGGCGTCGTTCCGTGGCGTCGGGTTCTGGGTCGACCAGGCGAAAACCCCGGTGGGGCACAAGGGCCAGTTGCATGAATACCCGCAGCGCGACCAGCCGTTTTTCGAAGGGCTGGGCCAGCAGGCGAAGATCCATGAACTGACTGCGTTTATCGTCGGTCCCGATTGTCTGGAGCAGCGCGACAAATTGCTCAAGGCGCTGGAACAGGGGAGCGGCGAACTGGTGCACCCGTGGCTGGGACGGATGCAGGTCAAGGTCGGCGAATGCGACATGACCCAGACCCGCCAGGACGGCGGACTGGTCACGTTTGCCCTGAAGTTCTACCCCGACCAGCCATTGCAATTCCCCTCGGCGACGATCAACAGCCAGAAGCTGCTGTTGGTGTCGGCTGACAGTTTCCTGGGCTCGGCGGTGCGGCGTTTCGAAGACGCGATGACCTTGATCAAGGTCGCACGGATCGGCATCGCTGACCTGCGCAACAGTCTCAAGGAAGTCTACGGCGTTATCGAGCAGGAGCTGAAGCCGTTGATCGAGGTCTATGGTCAGCTCAGCGATCTGGCCAAGGCGGTGAAGGAGGTGCCCAAGGAAGTGGTGGCGGAGTTCAAGGGATTGTTGGGGGATATCCGAGAGCTGAAGGACTTTGCCCGTGACCGCTATCGCGGCGTGATTGCCAGCGTGTCGCAACAGGTCGAAGCCATCCGCCAGACGGACGCCCCCAAACTCACTACCGGCAAGGACACCATGGCGGCGGCCCAGGCCGTGGCCGATCTGCTCCAGGACATCCTGCTGGTACAGGCCGCGCAATGGGTTGCGGCGATGCCCGTGGCGGCGCCGGTGGTCAAGCTCGGCGCCACGCCTTCAGTGACGCAGCAGGCCGTGCAACCGATCCAGCGCCGGGACGTGCCAGTGGCCGACGATGTGCTGGTTCTGCGTGATGCCCTTAACGAAGCCATCTGGCAGGCCTCTCTGAAGGCCGACCCGGATCACTACCAGGCACTGAACAACCTGCGTCAGCAAATGGCCGCGCACCTGACAGCGGTGGCGTCATCGGGTGTCCGATTGATCAAACTGTCGTTCAAGCAAAGCCTGCCGGCGCTGGTGGTGGCTTACCAACAATTTGCCGATGCCACCCGGGTGACCGAAGTGATCCAGCGCAACGGTGTGGCCCACCCAGGTTTCCTGCCGCCCAACGACCTGAAAGTCTCGGGGGAGTAAGCCATGAGCGAGTTCGATAACGTCGTCACGCTCACCGTCGGTGGGCTGGACTACGGCGGTTGGAAAAGTGTGGAAATCAGTGCGGACCTGGAGCGTCAGTTCCGCACGTTCAAACTCGACATCACCTGGCAATGGCCGGGGCAGATCCAGGCAGTGCCGATCCGTCCCGGTGATGAATGCCAGGTGCGCATCGGTGCCGACCTGGTGCTCAGTGGCTACGTGTTCAAGGCTCCGGTCAGCTATGACGGGCGCCAGATCACGCTGAGCATCGAAGGGGGGTCCAGAACCCAGGACCTGGTGGATTGCGCGGCGATCAACCGCCCCACCCAATGGCGTGGGCAGACGGTGCTAAGCATCGTTCAGGCCCTGGCATCGCAATACGGCGTGGGGGTCGTCAGCGAGATCCCGGAAACTGCACGGTTGAGCGAACACAGCATCGTGCCGGGAGAAACCGTCTTTCAATCCATCGACCGTTTGCTGACGTTATTCCGGGTGTTTTCCACTGACGACGCCGAAGGCCGCGTGCTGCTGGCCAAACCCGGCGGCGCCGGGCGAGCCAGTGATGTGCTGGAGCTGGGCAAGAACATTCTTTCGGGCAACGCGCCGATGGACTACAGCCAGGTGTTCTCCGAATACCGGGTCATCGGCCAGCACAAGGGAAATGACCAGCAGAGTGGAGCGGCGGTGAGCGAAGTGTCGGGCACCGCCACCGACTTGAGTTTCAAACGCAAGCGGGTGACGGTGATCAGTGAAAGCGCCCAGTTGACCTTCGAGCTGGCCCAGCAACGGGCCGACTGGGAAAGCGCCATCCGCACCGGTCGCGCCCTGACCACCACCTACCGCGTGCAGGGCTGGCGCCAGGCCAATGGCGACTTGTGGCGGCATAACACGCTGGTGCGGGTGATCGACCCGGTGCTGGGGTTCGACGGCGACATGCTGATTTCCAAGGTGACCTACTCGCTGTCCGCCCAAGGCACCGTCACCACCTTGCAAGTCGCTCCGCCCCATACCTTCGACGCGAACCCGGTGCCACCCAGATCCTGAGCCTGACACCGACCCCCTGTGGGAGCGGGATGCCCACAAATCCCCATCCACCACACATCCCTTGTGGGAGATTCTATGGTGCAGGGCTAGCCCCTAAATGCCTTTTGGTAAATATTCGCTCTGGTTCTTCAACAGAGCGAATACCACTCGGGCAAGC